GATTTCATACTATATGAAAGAAGCGATAAAAAGTGATAGAACCACTCTAATCGCACAATTAGAGAAACAAGGCCAACAAGAGATGGCTAATATTTTAAGGAGACTATAATGGCTATATCTACAGCTATGTGTACTTCATTTAAGCAGGAAATACTTGTTGGAACTCACAACTTTACTGCTTCATCAGGTAACACATTTAAACTTGCGTTGTTTACGAGCAGCGCATCATTAGGGGCAGCTACAACTGCTTTCTCTACAAGCAACGAAGTGAGCGGGACGGGTTATTCCAGTGGTGGTGGAACTCTGACATCAGTGACTCCAACCACATCTGGAACTACAGCACTTTGCGACTTTTCAGATCTCACATTTTCTAGTGCATCAATTACAGCGAATGGAGCATTAATTTATAATAGCAGCGCTTCTGACAAAGCGGTTTGTGCTTTGGCTTTTGGTGGAGATAAAACTAGCACGGCAGGTGATTTCACGATTACCTTTCCAACAGCGGATGCGTCAAACGCAATAATTCGCATAGCTTAGAGATAGTATGTGGCAGACATTACGGGCTGGGGTAGAGGAGCTTGGGGCGATGGCCCGTGGGGTGAACCTGTCCCAGTCACTGTCACAGGTGTATCTGCAACTGGGTCGATTGGCTCAGTCACAGTCACAGGCACAGCAACGACCTCTGTCACAGGCGTGGCTGGAACGTCTGCGGTCGGATCAGTCACGGTCGCAGCAGCCGCCACTACAACGGTTACAGGAGTTTCTGCAACAGGGTCTGTTGGATCTGTATCAGTTTCGGCAGAAGCTAATGTTACGCCAACTGGTGTCGCGGGTACGGGTGCTATCGGGTCTGTATCGGTCAGCGCCGAAGCGACCACCTCAGTTACCGGGGTATCTGCAACAGGATCTGTGGGATCAGTTTCTGTTACCGCCGCTGCGGTCATCAGTCCTACTGGTGTTGCTGGCACTTCAGCCGCTGGCAGCGTTACAGTCACGGGTGAAGCTAACGTCACTCCCACAGGTGTGTCAGCAACTAATAGTGTGGGTAGTGTCACTGCTACTGCTGGGGCCATCACTTCTGTTACTGGCGTTAGTGCTACTGGCGCAGTTGGTTCGGTATCCGTTACTGGTGTTGCACTGGTTACCCCTACTGGCGTGGCAGGGACTAGTGCGGTTGGCACAGTCACTACCAGCACTTCTCAGAACATTGATGTTACAGGCACACAAGGTTCTGGCCAGGTTGGCGTTGTTGCTGTCGAACCAGACACAAACGTCCAACCAGTTGGAGTTAGTGGAACGGGACAAATCGGATTTGCGTTAGTATGGGGTCTGATAGATGATGCACAAACACCTGATTGGAGTAATATAACAGACACACAATCACCAAGTTGGTCAAGTGTGAGCGATACACAAACACCAGATTGGGAAGATGTAGCTTAGAGGAAAACTGAATGGCTGTTTACACAAACGATTTACGATTAAAAGAGATTGCCACAGGCGACGAATCAGGAACTTGGGGCGATAGCACAAATACAAATTTAGGGTTAATTGCGGATGCCTTTGGTTTTGGCACAGAGGCGATAACAACAAACGCTGACACCCATACCACCACCATTGCAGATGGTTCTGCTGATCCTGGTAGAAGCATATTTCTTAAATACACAGGAACACTTGATTCTGCTTGCACAATCACGATTGGTCCTAACACAGTCAGCAAGCTTTGGTTTATTGAGAACGCCACCAGTGGATCTCAGAATATTATTATCAGCCAAGGTTCTGGTGCGAGTATCACGATACCTAATGGTCAGACCAAGGCTATCTACTCAGATGGTGCCGGTTCTGGTGCCGCGATGGTTGATGCGTTTGCTCACCTAAACGTAGTTGATCTTACTGTAGAAGATGACCTGACCTTAACTGATGATCTCACAGTAAATGGCGACATAGATCTTGAAGGTTCTATTGATGTCAACGGGACAGCAAACCTAGATGTGGTTGACGTAGATGGGGCCGCTAACTTTGCAGCAGATGTAACCTTCGCTGACGGAGCAGATATTATCACTGCATCCGCTGGCACAGATAATGTTCGCATAGGTGCTACTGCCGGTGACAGCATTCAGTCGGGTGGTAATTTCAACACCTTGGTTGGAACAAATGCTGGCACAGCAATTACAACGGGAGATGAAAACACTGCGCTGGGTTACACGGCGTTACAGGCTTTAGATACAGCATCACATAACGTAGCCATCGGTAAAGCGGCGTTATTAGCTGATACGAAAGGTGGTCAATCTGTTGCTGTTGGAGCAAATGCTTTACAAACTCAAAACTTCACAACCGCTACTAATACTCTCAATGTGGCTGTCGGTTATTTTGCTGGGCAACAACTTACCACGGGAACTCACAACACGTTGGTTGGCGGTGCAGCGGGTGACGCTCTTACAGATGCTGATTTCAATGTAGCGATTGGACATAATGCTTTATCTATTGACACTTTGGGCAGCAAATCAACCGCTATTGGTCGCTCCGCTTTGGCGACTCAAAACTTTACTACTGCTACAGATAGTTTTAACACCGCTGTAGGGTTCAACGCTGGTGTGAATGTCACCACGGGAACTTTTAACACTCTTGTCGGAGGTCTAGCAGGAGATGGTTTAACCACTGGTCAGCAAAATGTTGCGCTTGGTTATAACGCTCTGGGAGCAGAGGACACAGGCAATAAATCTGTGGCTGTTGGTATATCAGCGTTAGCTGCACAAAATAATGATGACAACAATTTTAATACGGCGGTGGGTCATCAGGCAGGGTTTTCAGTCACCACGGGAATTTTTAATACGATTACGGGCGGTCAGGCAGGGGATGCTTTGACCACGGGAACTAGAAACGTAGCTGTCGGTAAAGATGCATTAACATCTGATACTCAAGGCAGTCGGTCAACTGCCCTTGGTTTTGCAACTTTATTTTCTCAAAACTTTACTACGGCGACTGATGTTTACAACGTAGCTGTGGGTGAGCAGGCGGGTTTAAATGTCACCACGGGAGTCCAGAACACCTTGTTGGGTAGTCTTGCAGGAGACGCTCTTACTGATGGGGATTTCAACGTGGCACTTGGATATTTATCTTTAAGCGCAGATACGCTAGGAAGCAGATCAACAGCGTTGGGTAGAGGTTCTCTTGCTAACCAGAACTTTACCACGGCAACAGATACTTACAATGTTGCAGTGGGGTATAGCGCCGGTCTGTCAGTCACCACGGGCAAACAGAACACTATTTTGGGTGGGCTTGCAGGTGATGCTATTACTACAGGCACGAACAATGTGGCAGTCGGATATCTTGCTTTAAGCACTGAGACAGCAGCAGATAACAGTGTCGCAATCGGCAGATCTGCTCTTGG